GGAGCCAGTCCCAAAATACATTGTCCATTAGTGCGGCTGGCTGCTTTCCCTTGAATGCTCCAAGTGCCGTTGTCGGCTCCGGTAATATCCACTTGAATAGCTCCGGTTTTACAATAATCACCGGCCAAATCAAGTGATTCATTCTTTTGCTCATTACAGCGGAAGGCCTTTTCATGCCAGTCACGAATACGAGTGTCATATCCGGTTTGTAACCAGAATTGCCATTCGTTCGGATCTTCGTAGATATCGCGGATTTGGCAGAATTTGGTTGCTGCCTGTGTGTTGAATGCGACGTCCATATTTCCTTTCTTTTGTAATACCAGACGTGAACCTTGTCCAAGTGCTTCATGAGATACGATTTCCAATGCTGGACACATTGCATCTTCACGGAGCAATTCAATCATGCGTTGCATGGATGGATATTCCTGCATACGTAGTTTGTTGCGCAAAGCTGCACGTGCTGCTTTCAATACTGTTTCCGCACATTGTAATTGAGGAATACCTGACTTGGATGAACGCAGGTATGTATTTGCTCCTCCAATCCATTCAACTAGATTTTCGTATGCTGCATAGTCTGTGTCAGATGTCGGGGTAACAAAAAGACCTGATTGGGCGAAGTTGCCGCGAGCTGCGTTAACATCACCACCGGTAATCAGCATATCGATCTTAGTGAAGAGACCGTCAAATGCTCCGGACGGTGAGGAAGAGTCTTCGTCACGTTCGGCATGATAGAGTACATATACGACATCTTCAATGTGTGATTTTACTAACGTGAAAGCAACACGCGTTTCCAGTGGATGTTTTTTGTTAATGTTGCTAACCGGTTCGCCTCCTACAATCAGTAGTTCACCGTCATCATACTTTTGAGAGTTTTCCTTAGTGATGCAGACTACATCTTTGGGTTCGATAACTGAAGGTTCATAGCCAAGCAGTTTGTCAGTAAGGCGGAAATCCTTTCCAATTTTGTAAGACTGGGTACCACCGGCACGACGACGTTCATTGATCAATGCGTGTTTGCCTTGCAGATCCATGACATTTAGTCCCAGTATAGCTGCTACTTCCTGCAAAGTTGCGAAAGGAAGAGCACGAAGACCCTTGTCATAAGTGACAAGAGCTTGGTTTAATTTAGATACGTCTATTAATTTGGGAGTAGACATGATTTTTAATAGTTAAGGGTGTGGTTACTAAAATTAAAGGAGACCGTCTTGCTTCAGACGTTCGGTGATGGCCTGATAATCTCCGGGATTTTTTTCGCAGAAGGTGGATAAATCATCCTTAGTCTCACTTGCTCCTGGTTCTGATTGCGGAGAGAGTCCGTTAGATCCGGGTGCAGGAACTTGCTTCAGGTTGTTTACCTGTTCTTTAAGTTGGGTGATTTCATCATCCTTCTGGGTACTTTCATTTTTGAGTTGCAAAATCTCCTGATCTTTGCTTTCTATGCTTGATTTCAGGGTTTTGATTTCTGTGACAGAAGATGCAAACTTTTCATCTACGTCTTTCTTTGCCTCTACCAGTGAAGTGTGTTCACTCTTCAAACGATTGAATTCACCATGTAATGAATCCAATCTTTCTGCTGATAACTCGGTATTTTCTGCATCTTCCTTATTGATTTTGAGAAAAGAGAGAAAAGCCGGCCATGTTGCTTTGAGATTCATTTTATTTTTAGATGTATGATTGGATAATTCTGGCACGATATGCGTGTCCATACCCGCTGCCAGGAGAACGGATGTGGAACGGTCATAAAGACGAACGGCATTGGAGTTGGCGGGAATATCTACAATCGATGCTTCTCTCAACTCGCATTCAGTGACAGTTTCTCTGGTTTGACCAGGTAACAGAACATCTTTGTTTGCTGATGTAGCTATGATTTTAATACCCACACTTGCGGCATTGAAAGTCCCTGCTTCGTATTTTGCGGCAATTTCTTTTGATAAATCATCAACTTTGTCAAAAATAGGAATGGCAGAAAGTTCGTCACCGTTAAGTTGTATATCCTCCCAATGGCCGATAGCTTTGTAGTCCCCCCAATAGGGTGAACCTTCATCGCGGAAATGCATATATAGCATGATAGGGTTCTTCTTAAATGCTTCGATTGACATTCCGGAAGTAAGAACCCGATAGCCGTAGCAGTTGAGTGATGAATCAGAAAGAATAATACGTTTTTGGCTCATTGCACTTATTTTGGTGCAATGATACATTTATTGAGAAGCCTATGGAAGGACGGATTACAGGCTGTAATACTGTAAAAGAGGATATTGTGAAGTCCCTGATAATTTGAGTTCATATCCTGTAAAATCAGTGACTTTTTTGCCGATAACCTTGGTTAGTTCTCCGAATAGTAAATATGTGCCGGTTCCGTATATATATTTGTCTCCGGCAGGATCCTGACAACGCAAAATGCACCCTTCTGTTATTCTGTTACGTAAATCATTTGCTGCTTCAGGAGCAAACAATGTTTGGGGAAGTTTAATTGCTGCTGAATGTTTATATGTAATTCCTGCCGCTGATTCGTTCGAGGTAACAGTAGGAGATTCAATGATACCCACTGTAGGGAGACGATGCCAGTCATGTCCCTTTATAATTTGGATACATGCTGTATTCTGATGAACAGCAAATAGGGATATTTCATTTTTGTATAGGATATCAGCGAATAATATGCCTCC